TAGCTTTCCACCGCTGCTGCGTAAATTGTGATTGTCGCCGTGGTCGTTCCCGTGTACATACCTGTGGTATCGGATAACTTCCTCCAGCCTGTGCCGAATGCTGCGTCATAGCCAGTTGAACTGGTGCTGGATACCGATGCATCCATGATCGCCCACTTGTAAGTTACATTTGTGGTGTCTACCGTCGAGCCGCGCCAAAGTTCAGCTTTCGCTGTGAGCGTCGCCACCTCTGTGTTTTTGAACACATTACCATCGGGCGTGGTGACCAGAAGGTCGACGATACCGCCGCCGTTTACGACTCTGCTGAACGAAATCGTAAGCGGGTGAGTAATGGAGAGTCCCGTCGATGCGTCCTTATAAGTGATAACGCATCTGTAATCGATACCCGTAAGTCCTGCCATTACATTGCTCTTGACGGTAAGAATGTGGCTCTTGGTACCGCTCAACGCATAGTTGCCGCCAGTTGTAAGGGCTGTCGTGCTGTTGCCGATGAACCACTTTACCGAAGTGACCGCTGCCGAAGTAATCTGATCGGTCGTTGTACCGATCACATAAAGACTGGGTGTAAGTACCAGATTGGTGGCGCGCCAGTCGGGCGTGTAACTGCCGTTATCGGGGTTAAACATCTGCGTTTTCGCCAGATTCGATCCAATGTAACCCGTCAGCGTGAGGGCGTCATTGTAATCGATAATTGTGAATTGTCCCTGTGCTTTGCTCATTTTTGTCTCCTTTTCAAAATAATTAACCCAACAAGCTTTGTCGGGTTGTGGTGTCTATGAGGTCACAAAAGAAAGTTGCGCGTATATGCACATCCTCGTTTGTGAGTTCTATGGATTTGCTGCCGCCGTAATGCGCGTCATTCCATTTTTTATCCGCCTCCGCGTCATCCGACACACGCGTCCAGACGAATTGGTTCGGGTCGAGTGTATCGGTAATGTTCTCATCCCATGAGAATACTGTCGCGTACAGCGTTGTACTGATATTGTTGTTTTTGAAAATGTTCCCGTTGGTGCTGCTGATCACCAGTCGGTACATCTTCTGTTCGTTGATTTCGTCGATGCGGGTGTTCGTTTCTTCCACCGATTCGGTTGTTGCGTATGCCCGCAACACGACCTCTCCCGTTTCCAGATTCCAGTACGACGAGCCATCCTGTGACGAGAGAATTCCTGCCTTGATGATGTTCGCCACCAGAGTTCCAGATGTAATGAAATCCGCCACGATTTGTCCGTCTGCGGTGATAGCGGTTTCGTAGGGTCCGTTGTACCCGTGTGAAGAAAAACCAAGCCCGCTGACATTCCATCGCCAGATATTTACAGCGTCTTCCAGCTTCGGTGCGTCCATCACAAGCAATTCATACGGCTGGCCGCTTTCGCTCTCCGTGTGCATAACAACATAGCCACCTCTTTGTCCCGTTATCAGCTGCGTCGCATTCTGTATCGCCGTATTCATGAGACTGGGAAGACGGTCTACTTTTTCCTGTGCGTTGTTCGCTGCACTCTGTGCATCTGCAACGGTATTGAGAAGTGAGTTTTTGACCGAGCCGAGCGTGATGGAAATATACTTTTCCGCTAGCGTATCGTATTCGGTTGTCACTACCTTTGCTGTGGCTTTTACGCCGAGTTCGCTATGCTTGATTGTAACGCGATCGCAAAGCGAAACACGCTCCAGCACCGCTGCGTATTCTGGTTGTTTCCAGAGCGGTTCAAACGACACTTTCAGCGTCGGTGTTTCCACTCCGAGAGGATTATTTTCGAGGTATCGCTGTGCCTTTGTTCTTAACGCTTCCTCGTTTATGACATCGTCCATGCCGAATGAATCGGTAAAATCCTTGATGAGTGTCTTCCTCTGTACCAGCGTGCTGTCGCTGATAGGTAGGATTTGCTCGGTGAGTGTGACTACCGTTTCGTTTCCGTCGAGGTCGGTTATAACCGCATATGGCAACATGTCCGTATACACGCCCGTGATATCCGCATCCTGCTCCAGCTTGGTGAGGTTCTTGCCGTACTCAATGACGACGCCTGTCGAAGTGCCGCGTCCTTGATGGTGAATTACTGTGTAGTTATCCCACTCAAATTCGCCGCCCCACAGCGAAACCAGCGAGCCTGCTTCGCCTCCGAGAACGGCACGAATGCTTTTCGGCTTGTTTATGCTGAAGTCCTTCGGTGCCGTGTAGTCTGTGCGGAAAGTAAAGCGATGCGGTGTGAGCGCTGCTTCGAATGCATGCTCGATCGCAAGCTGCGGTGTTATCGCTGCCTGTTCCCATGCCGGTGTTGCTATTGTCGTAAGGTCATACGACAAGTGCTGCGCGTAAATTGTTACGATACCGTTGATGGGTTTCGTCATGCGGTATATGCGGAACATCTGGTTTTTAGATGTGTCGTTCGGTTTAGCCTTTACGAGACGCTCTCGGCGTATTTCTGCGTAGTGCGCTCCTGTAATCGGGTATTTCAGTACGCATTCGTATGCGCCGTTTCGTTCCTCGGTTACGACGCAGGATATTGTGTCCGTAAGTGCGCCGATGCCATAGGTGGAAAAATCGGTTGCATCCGCCTTATAGAGAACGGGTATCATACCGTCTTCCACCTCGGGATAATTTCGACGCTGGTGATGCCGCCGTCAAAGGCAACGGCGTTTGATCCTTGGTAGAAGCACGGGAAACCTTCACCTGTTACGGTGTCATTTTTCAGTTCGGTTCCTTGATAAAAATTCATGAGTTCCGAATCGCATTCCGTGTATCCGTCCAGCGTCTTGAAAGTCCAGACCGCATTATTTCCTGCGCTCTGGATTGTCAGCGTTCCCGTACCTCTGCCGTTTAAGCGAATGTACGGTTTTGCTGCAAACGGGTACGGGTTTGTCAGCACAAATCCCGATGCCGTGTAAGTTGTTTTTTGCTGTCCTGCATACGAATATCGCATCGGTTGACAACTAAAGTTTACCGTGAAAGTACCTATCCTGTTGCATTCGTCTGCGATATCCAGTTTGTTGTTGAATACTGCCTTGCGGAAAAACTTCGTGTCGTAGCTGTCCGCAAGTGTATGGTATCGGTCGGGTTCTGTGTACAACCAATTCTTGACTGCCGTTATCCTGTCCGCCAGCTGCTCGATGCTTCTTGCGGGAATAAAGCATGTGTACGAAATAGTGACATTCGGAAACCGACCGTTAGGTGAAATAAGTTCGCCATCTCGCCCTGGTATCGACTGAAATGTAAGGTCGTACTTCGGAGCGGAGAATATTGTCTTTTTGCTGATCCTCACGAACATGTCCGAGGAGCGTATTCCGTTATATTCAAAGTAATTCATTATGCAAATACCACTCCTTTTCTTTGCGCGTATGCACCAGCCGTTGCCATAATCTCCTGCGTGAGTTCGGTGATGTCCTCGCTGCTGTAATTGTTGAAGTTTGTGATGTTAAGCTGCAGTATAAATCCGCTGTCCGCGAGTGTTCCGCCTGCGCTGCTTATGCTGCTATTCACATCGATTTTTTCGGGTAACGCCGTTGACAAATCTGCCGAGAGGTCGTTGAACACATTGTTGAGATCCTTCGACATATCCGTTGCTGCGTCGATTGCTTCGCCTGCCTTTTCATCGATACCGCCAGCCAAACCTTCCATCATCATATCGCCAATCCACGCCATCTTTCGTGACGGTGAATGTATTCCGAAGAAGTCGCAAATGCCGTCCCACAAATCCGACGCCCAGCCAGATACCTTGTCCCAAATCCATGTTGCAAGACTTTGTATGCCTTCCCACAGACCGCGTACAAGGTTTGCGCCGACATCGACGAATGAGCCGAGTCCGTTCATGAGCGCACTCACCAGCGAGGTGATTATCTGCGGTATTGCCTTGACGAGTTCGATGATAATTTGCGGTAGGTTCGTTATCAGCGACATGAACAGCTGTATGCCTGCTTCGATGAATTTATCGATGCTACCGAGAAGTCCGTTTATGATGCCGTTGATCAGTTCTGGCAAACACGCCACGATGCTGATGATAATTCTCGGCAATTCCGTAATCAACGAAGTGAGCAGTTGTATTCCGCATTGGATAATCATCGGTATCATACCGAGCAGCGCGTCAATAATGCTGACGATGATCTCTGGCAGCGCCTGCACGATGGTGAATATAATTTCTGGCAATGCTCCTACCAGCGAGGTAATGAGCGTTATGCCTGCGTCGATGATAAGCGGAATCGCGTTAATGACTGCGCCGATTATGCCTTCGATAATAATCGGTATTGCGTTTACTATCGTCAGCACGATTTCGGGAAGTGCTGCCACCAGCGATGTTATGAGGTGTATGCCTGCTTCAATGAGAAGCGGGATTGCCGCCATGACCGCTTCCAGCACACCGTTTATGATAACGGGTATTGCATCCACGATCGTTTG